GTGCTGGCGGATTCCTTCATCCTGCGTTAAGAAAGATTGAAAAGCGTTCTTCTCAACTATCCATTCGGAAGGTTTATATATTTCCGTCCAGTCAAAAATAAGTTGCCTAATTTGTGCTGGAGTAGGCCGAGTAATTTTATGAGCATCCACAATATAGCGCTTATGGTCGTGACGACTAATTGCATAACATACAACGGCAGTATCACCAACCATAGCAGGATCCAGACCGCAAATAAAAGTGTATCCGCTAAGGTCTTTAGGATGCCCTGGATAACCCGCATTTAATACTCCCGCCTTACGCATTCCATCAATCGAACCACGCACACATACAGGGTCAAATATAGCGTCATCTGAAATATCCTGTTGCTGGTAAATTAAAGCCCACGTGGAGGCATCCATAGATTGGCGCTCGTTATAGAGGTTACGCCCATTCCAACGTGGGTACAGTCCGTTGTCTAGCTTGTCATCATCTTTCTGTCCATCAAATGGATGATCAGATGCTGGCCAGAGAGTCTCCCACTTATCAGGGTCCTCATCTGTTTGTAATAAAGCTGGCATTGCTAGATAGGTCCAAGGGATTAAACCGCCTGGGTATCTATCTGGATTGCGTAGTTCTTTGTATAAATCTACTGAGGCTACGCGGGTTCCAATAACAATAAGTTTGCCGGTAGGGTTCAAGCGGGAGCGAACGTCCTGCGTGAGCCACTTAATCTGGCGTTCAAAGTCATTTGCGTTAGAGAGCGTTACCGCGTCATCTACAATAATCATATCGGCACGCTTGCCGTAAATCTGACCGCCGATACCGACGGCTTCAATGTTCGGATCTTTTTCACCAGACTCGCGGAGTTCATCTCCGAAGGTGATGCGGGTTGCCTGCCAGCTTGCTGACTTAGAGTTAAAGCCAACACCTGCGGCGTAAGCCTGCTGGAGTTCCTCATACATTGGATGGGTCAAGCGCTGCTTGATAGCATAGAGGAAGTCTGCTGCTAATCTCTGAGTCTGGGAGACTATCAGGATTCTAAAGTTAGGATTGCGGGCTACCTGCCAGGTTACGTAGTCTACCGTGATGGTAATTGACTTGGCGTGGTTAGGCGGGATATTGATAAGGATGCGGTTATCTGCCAGACCCTTTTCATATTTCATAGAGGGATGTAACCACGAAGGTTCTTTACCCTCGATGACATCTACCAAATTCTGTTGATGGGGAAAAGTCTTGGAGTGTAGAAACCGCTCACGAAATTCAGAGAAGGTAATGTCGTGGACATCTCCACTAGCAAAGCTTTTGTCTTTGAGGCCGAGTCTGGTTCTATCAACCTTGTCGGAGAAAACCTTATCTGTGCGACGGTAGTACTCGTAGGTTTTCATAGACTTACCGGCTGAGGCACAAGCCTGCTCGATAGTCATACCTTCTGCTACACAACCTAAGATAATTCTCTTGGCTATGTCGGCGGAATTGTCTGCCACGTGATCTCCTCAAATGGCGCGAAGCGCCGAAAAAATTTTTATAAAAACGAGGCGGCCCGGAATTAGATCGCTTCGCTACTTGATAGATGAGGAATGATTATTAATGGAGCAGCCAAATTTTTAATACACTACACCCGACTAAAAACCGCGACTGCGGGAACCGTATCGGGCTTGACGCCCGAAGGAGCTACAGCGAACTGAGGGGTAAGTTAGTGCTCAGCCCTAGGGGGCCTCGCAAGAGGCCAACCAGCACTGCATACGGGGCTTCCCAAAATTACAGCCCCTACTGTATAGAAGGCAGGAAAAATACGTCATTTCCCGTTTTCTACTAAAAAACTTTATAGATGTGGTACACATCACATCCTGACCTGCGGTTTTACTGGATCCGCTTTCACTTTAGGAAAAATATTTATTTGGGGAGTATAGTGGGTACGCGTGTGAAAGTTAAACACACGGGGTCTCTCTTTCTGTGCTGTAGACACCCCCCTGTGCTGTACTGTGCGGTGCGGATACAGTCTGCGGGGGCTAGCTTTTAAAGGGTTGACTGCTACAGCATCGGCACCACCTAGGAGATCTAAATAAACTAATACTGCTTAGCCGGTGACTTAAAAGCTAGCTGCTTAGCCGGTTATGTATGCAAGCTTTAAACCTCTCACCGGCAGCTCCTCCCCTAGCTATCCCGCCGGCTCCTATGTTACCGGTGAGTAATGTTACCCGTGAGTACAGCTTAAAGCTTGCCGGTGTTAGCAGCTAAAAGATCTAAAAGAATTAACCCCTTGCCTACTTGACTATACGGCACAGTGCTGTACTTTTATCCTGTGAGCTAAACGGCTCGCAGCTTTACCTACCGAGAGGCTTAGATTATGAACACAGAGACAGATACTAAAAAGGTAATTTCATTTATTAAGAGCTGCTTACTAGATGAGGGCTACTCTAAAGAGCTAGTCACTTATTTACTTAGTACTTACGATCTAGATACGTTTATTAGTAACAGCAATTTACACAAGCTACAGCTTGCTACCCACTTTCTAGGGCACGCAAGATCCCTCGACTACGCAGCACGCAATTACTAAGGAGCTAGATTATGTATCCAACTATCACGCTACACGCTAATACTCTAGATGTAACACTTTTAAAAGCTGCGCTTAATAATCTTATGGAGAAAGCTGCGTCTAATAGTGACTTTTACGGGATCACTAGCAGCATAAACGACTTACTCACACAACTAAACGAAATGGAGGCTAACTAATGAATACACAGACACAGACCGAGCAAGTACTAGCAGCTAACACGTGGCGCAAGCTAATAAGTGGCAAGCCATACGGCGAGGCTAAGCGGGTAGAGCTAACCGTCACCGCGCAGCTTGTAAAGCGTGCGGGCAATTCATACCCATACTTTACGATTACGGGCGAGGTTAAGAAAGTAGATAAGCGTTACCGTGATCCTGTTATCACGTGCGGGGCTATTCACGAGGTTATAGTGGAGCAATTCCCTAACCTTGCCCCGCTTGTAGCTGTACACCTAAGCGCAGCAGACGGGCAACCTATGCACGCCGAGGCTAACGCCCGTTACTGGTGCGGGCTTAGCACTTACGCAGACGGCTCGCCTATGGGTGAATACAAGCCCCGTATGCTCGCGCAGCATTTACAGTGTGACCGCGCAACCGCTGCCGAGGTATACGAGGCACTTAAGCGCGGGCTACCGTGGCAGACTATTACCTCCACGCTTAAGCTCGTAGAGCTATGGTCTACACAAGCCGGCGCAGCTCGTAAGCTGCTTATAGATACGGCGGTGATCTAATGAGACTTACACGGCGCGGGCGCATAGTGCGGGCAGTAGCTATCCTTGCGGGGATAGCTCTGCTCTTATGGTTAAGTGGGCAAGTGTGGTACGTAGACGGGTGGTGTATCGGGTCAATGAGTGAGTGCGTAAAGCTCTAGAGACGTACCGTGCTCGCTAGCCTACGGGCTAGCGGGTGCGGTCTGCCACTAGGGGCAGAGCTAAGCAATGGAGGGCAAGTATGGACAGCAAGTGCGAGCAATGCGGTACTTATCTAGATCTATTGACCGCGTTTACCCTGTATAAAGTCTGCGGCAAGTGTACGCGGGCTAATCACCGAGCTACTGCGAGAGGGGGCAAGTAATGAGCGCAAGATCTAAAAGCTTAATACGTCTACGCGATAGCGTAACGGGCGAGATAATCGCAGAGTGTGAGCTTACAGAGGCAAGAGCGCGGGCAATTATTAAAGCCTACGGGATCGCGGGGCTTACTGTAGAGGCGGTGGCATAGTGGCTACTTTCGCCGATTATTCCGAGACTATTGCGAGAATACAGGAGGGTTATCATTATTACGATTACACCTATGAAAGATTCGCCAATGGTAGCTGCGAGATTCTCGTTTATCCGATAGCGGGCGTTATAGATAGGTTTAACGTTATCCACTGCGAGGGCGCACCTATGCGCTACCGATTCGATCACTTAGGGAGGGCTATTTAATGGATAAGTGTGACGACTGCGAAAGCGAGATTACGCTTACGCTAGAGGCTTACGGTAACGGGCAGATGATGAGAATTGACTGCCCTAAGTGCGGTGTAAGCTACGATACTAATCTAGATCCGGCAGACTATGAGGAGGTAAGTAAATGAAAGTAGAGCTAGCAATTACGCGAGAGAGTAACGGCGTATTAGGTAACTATTACGCGGTGAGCGCGTGGCAAGGAGAGGCGTACCTCGGTAGAGAGATCTACGCCGGATACACACGAGCACAAGCGAGAGGTAGGGCAATGGACACGGTAGCACTTTACGGCGGTTTAGGGCTTTACCGTGGAATAATTACAGCTAAATAAGGTATAGTACGGCAGTGGTACGCCACCCGCGCTTACTCTCTCCTCTCGGTAGGGGGAGAGGGTGAGGGCGAGAGGTAGATCACCTCACGGTATGGGCAAGGTAGCACCTTGCTACGGACAAGGTAGCAAAAAGAAAGGGCAAGTAAATGAGCAATGTATGGAGTTCGCTAGTTACTAGCGAAATGGTAAAGGATCTAAACGAAAGTGAAATAAGCCTACTAGTAGAGGCACTTAATGACTCTGTAATGGAGATCTGCCAAAATTACGGGATAGAGGGCAAGTAATGGATAAGTGTAAACATTGCGGTTTACGTGGACTTGTACTGTCTACGATAAATAGTGATTATAGCTGCGAGCATTGCGGAGAGTGGCAGAGCGCAATTCTTAATGATGTATGGGCAATTATCGGATACGAGAGCGAGGGCAAGTAATGGCTTACAAGTACACATTAGGCGATGCTTACAAGATGAGTCATAAAGAGCTATTAGATGCGCTTATAGCGCGAGAGGTAGCACCTAGCACAATAGTAGGTACCGGCTATAAAAATGGTCGGCAAGTAGCTATTGACTATTTAAAAGAAATGATCACTAATGAGGGAGAGGCAAGTAAATGAGTGAATTACAGACTATGAACGCCACTATTAGGTGGCGTGATACGCAAGAGGAGGAGGGCGTTACCTTAGCCCGTATCCCTTATGAGTGGCACAATAAATTAGATCAGCACCCGCAAGATGAAGCTATCTTTTATTGGCTAACCGAGCAAGAGTGGCACTTAATTGGTCACGAGGCGTTTACCAATGAGGAGTGGGAAATAGTAGAGCTTAACGGCAATAAATTAGATCCCGAAACAGGCACGTATGAAAGAGAGGGCAAGTAATGGCACTATGGGAATTAACCTCAACAGTAAATGATGAGGCAACTAATTGTAATTTCTGTGGTACAAAAAATCTAAGCACGTGGTATGCCGATAACGATAACAATAAAAGTATGTGTGTACCTTGTGTATGGAAACGCAACGAGAGAGAGGGTAAGTAATGATAGATCCACGATGCCATAACTGCGGTTATGAGGTCACAGAGTTAAGCGAAAAAGGCTACTGTCAAAATTGTCAGCGAGCCTACGATCTAGGGAGAAAGGCAAGTAAATGAGTAAAGAATACACGTACGTAATCGTCTATAAAGAGGGCGAGGGATGGGAAATAGATTATGAGTCCGAGGAGCAATTCTTTCCTAATGGCACGATCTATAACAGAGACACTAAGCAATGGGAGCACGGCTATCTAGGAGACGGTGAATTTAATGGCAAGGAGCTAGAGATTACCGAGACTCTTACATCCGCTTTGGAGCTGCTAAGCGGGGTAACTAAATGAGTGACGTAATTGGTCAATGCGATAAATGCGAAAATGACTATGAATTATCGGATAGGACTAATCGCTGCGGTGACTGCGGTTACTGTAATAAATGCTGCTTTCATACAGTAGAAGGGGTAACTAATGGCAAGCTATAAAGATCAGTGGAGAGTAACGCTAGAGATAGATACTTTCGATGGCGATCCGAGATACTGGGACTGGCGCGTATTCTTTCCCGAAGATAAAGTAAAGATAACCGAGAGCACCTGTATAGGGCGAATACTAGAGGAGGAAAGCAAGTGAGCAAGTGCAGAGTGTGTGATACAGACCTATCGGCAGAAGGCATAAAGGATTTAATTCCCCTATGCCACATCTGCTATGTACAAGAGAACGACCAAGTGGAAAGATACCTACAAGAGCTAAAGGAGATGGGCAAGTGAATACCTGTACGAATTGTGATGAAGGCGCAGTAGCTACACACACTGCGCTTATGCGAGAAGGCTTAATAAATCTATGCGATACCTGTTACAACGATTAGGAGAGAGACAATGAGTGAACCGACTAAAGAATACTGGCAAGCTAAAGCGCAATTATGCGAGAAGGTTGCTATGGATCAGCTAATGAACCTAGATACACCTAATGCTATGCGTAACCTAGAACGTATGGTGTACGCTCTTAGCCGTGTGGAGGGTATGACGGCGAGTGAACCCTGTATTGTGTGCGGTGATACGTATACACCTAATGGGTTAGTAATGTGTAATAACTGTAACGAGAAAGAGGGTAAGTAATGGCTTACGGTAAATGCTGGATCTGCGCTACGGTTATGACCGGCGACAAGCAGACAGAGTCCGGACTGGTCAAGTGTGATCGGTGCGGTTGGGTATCAGGAAAGGATGGTAGTTACTAATGAATAAATTTTGTCCAGACTGTGAAGTAGGGATACTCAGCTACGATAAAGTATCGGGCTTAGATCAGTGCGCTAATCGTTACGGTTGCGGGTATGGGTGGTACGACAATGAGTGAAATAATAGCCTTTCACCCCAAAGTATCACCACTGTTCACCTTTTATGAGGTAACAGACACGGACGGAGTCGCAGTTTGGGGCGGTGACGACCCAATAGAAGCAGTGCAATGGCTGCGCCGGAGTCCGGTAGACTCACATCTGCTGGTATCCGGATGGGATGGCACGGACGAGGGCGCACATTTGGTGGGACAACCCCTAGATATAACTAAAGTAGTCTTTGCTACGCTAGCTGGTGTCCTATGATACTTGGGATCATAAGCGTAATGGTACTCTTTTACCTATTACTAATAGCAGAGGATAGGTTTAATGGAAAATAGGAAGGTTAGTGCATCTCAGTCTATTTCATACCGTAATTACAGACGAGCGAGGGATCGTGCTCTAGTGCGACTCTCTCACCAATATCCGGAGCTTTACAAGGAGTATTTGGAGGAGGAGAAAGAGTTTGATGAAGAGCAAGGTGTTAAGTGGTTTGCTATTGACGATAGCACTTATGTTACTGTGGGTGTTCGCACCCGCACCGGTACATCAAGTCGTCGAGCACCCAAAAAATCTAGTCATAAAAGAAGTAAAAGCAAGTGGCGCAGAAAAGCGTGAGAACATACGTGTATCGAAGCGTTACGCTTACATCTTATACGGGTGGGGGAAACGGCAACAAGCCTGCCTCGTCACACTTTGGACCCGTGAAAGCCGGTTTGACCATCACGCACGGTCAAGGGACCACAAAGGCAGAGTCGTTAGCTCGGCTTACGGAATTGCTCAATTACTTGGAGAGAGAAGCAACGATCCTAGAGAGCAAATCCTTAAAGGTCTTATCTATATCGAAGGAAGGTACGACACACCTTGTCGAGCCAAAGCTTTCCACGATAGACATCACTGGTACTGAGGTGATAGACTAATTTAGAACCTCTCCGTTCGGCTCAGTAAAGCCACGTTACCAACTTGCCGGTAGCGTGGCTTTACTTATTGTCGGTGGTATAAAATCCCGTACCGTTAAAGGTAATAACGGGAGAGGAGAACACTCTGTTCATAGGTACGTGGCAATCAAAGCACGTAGGTGCGTTAGCTTCAGCGTGAATAGAACGCTCAACACTTAACTCAGTCTTACACTGGTCACACTTGTAGTCATAGATCATTCGTTATCCTTTTCAATAGCTTCTTTCATAGTAAGAAACCTATGATCACATCCTTCTTGTGGGTCGTACCACACACCACACACAGTACAAATCATAATCGAATTGCATCCTCCAGTAGTAGGTAGCCAACAACCTTCGGTACTTTGGCTTTGCTTTCAAACTCAGTAGTCGCTGGCATCAGGTGAGTAACCCACTCTGGCTCTGCTATCTCAGTCAAATCAAAAGAATAAATCCCTTGCGGGGTGGAGTTGATGTAGAAAGGGAGAAGGTTTAGTTCGCAGCTCTGCTCTATTAACTTGCGATACTTCATCTGTTCAATAAGTAAATCAACATAGTGTGTCTGCCTACACTTGAGTTCTATAAAGTGTCCAGCTTTCTCGCTGATGCAGTCAAAAGAATCGTATGTACCTTCACTCTTAACAAGGTCCGGATACATCTCAGACTTGAGGTGATTAAATAACTCAGCCTCAACCATTGCCGTAGCCTTTGTGTCCTTCCCAACCTTGTGCAATATGAATTGAACTGTTCTTTGCGTGACGTTTTAATAAAGAAAAGAGTGAGAGTTCTGTTTCAGCCGAGATAATAACCCCACATATACACTTAAAACTGTATCTCATCGGAACGGACTCTCTCCTCCGAGTTCATTCTGCAAACGACGCAGTGCTTGTGTGCATCTGCGGTCAGCAGTAGAAGTAGCACACTCTAGTACCTGTGCTATCTGTGCAAGCTTAAAGTTCTCGTGGTAGCGCATACGAAGTATGCTTTGATCTTGCTCATCTAACTTATTAAATCCTTTTTTAATATCGAGCAAGGTAGCAAGTAGGTTTCCACCCTCTGCTGGAGATGAGGAGCCACGTGGTTGTCCATCCTTAAGCATCTCTTGTGCCTGCTCTAGCACGGTACCGTCAATGACTGATGCAATAACAAAGGGTAGAAGCTGAGCCAGTGTGGCGTTCTCATAGTAGGCTTCATCTGTTATCTGATAGCCAGACTTAGTAGCCTTCTCTCTACGAGCGTAGCGCTCTGCTACACGCCTCATTTGCCACGCTATGCGTTGCTCATTATGCTTAAGTTTGGCAGGATCTGTCTCAGAAAACTGTTCGTTAATGTAATCAGTGCGGGTACTAGCCCATTGGTAGAGTTCCTGTTGCACATCCTCTTTCTCTACCCAGACTTTGTATCTACGGAAGATACTGTAAGCCATAGGTGGAACGAGGTCATAGATTATTGGATGTAAGTCTTTCACTCTTCGGGCCACGTTCCATCGAGCACCATCATTGCAATAGCAGAATAGTTTAGAAGGTCAATGAAGCTATCACGCAGAGATTCATTGCTAGGGTTAACGTTAGAATCAATAAGGTTGTTAATTCGGGCGACCTTGTCCCACATACGTACACGCAGACCATTAAGTGGTCCACCTGGACTAAGGCTAATGTTCTTAGGACCGTAATCGTGGTGTTTCTTAATGAGAAGATTGCCTGCTGCATCCAAGATGCGCCATACATCGGTAACAAACTCATCATCTATCTTGTTGGTGTTGGACGGATTAACACTTGCTCGTTCTGGTAATCCGATTCTAAGATCTGAAAGCCCATATGCTGCAAAGTCTGTAACATTATTATCCATTCGTTCCTTGTCATTCACCAGCATATCCTCCGATTAGTATTCGTCGTGTCGCTTCTGCACCGTTTGCTAAGTAATAGTCCGTAATGTCCATTCCTGCAGGTAAGGATACAATAGTACTGTTCATCACCTCACTTGCGACACGCTTAGAGAACTCAGCTCCAGGATTAGAACCATCTTCTTTGATGTCGTTATCTCCTACTACAAACACAGTGTCGTACCCATTAAACAACTTAGGAAAGTGTGACTTCCACGCAGCAACTCCGGGTACTCCAGTTGCTGCAAGTCCAAGCACACCTGATGCAATGACTGTATCTAACTCACCTTCACAGATGAGGATGTATGGACTAGGTAAAATAATATCTGAGACGTTATACAGATGTGACTTCTGACCGGTAGGTCCACCGTACTTAGGTTTGCCATCATCTATTCTTCTAAACTTAAAGCCAACGCAGTCACCGAGAGCGGTAATGTATGGGATAGAGATCCATCCTTCATACATCTCGTGACCGTTGATGGGATTAGTAACGGTACCTAACTGAAAGCGTGCAGCTACTTGCTCAGATATCCCACGTTCTTCGAGGGCGACTAGCACCTCTGGACTTATTTCCTGAGCGTATTGGATTGCCGCTTCTAGTAGCAATTTCGACTGCACGTTTGAGGCCATCCTTAAACTCCAAGTTCTCTATTATC